CGACGGCCCTTGGATGAGATCAGCTTACGCTGTGCGCGATTGGGTGATGGCTGAATTGACGCAGCCGCAGCAGCTAGAGGTTATAGAAGAATAGGCATGGCCGACAGCATCCTCCAATTCCAATCTGGACGCGAAGCTGCCATAAACGGTGACAACCGCGATAAACGGAAGCACAAGGATTGGCTTGAGGGATTCGATCAGGTGAAAGGTAGGTGAAATGCACAAAATGCAGAATAAGTGATAAAGGGGCTTTGCAGGTTCGATTGAGGATTTGTGTTGAAGGCGCGGGCCATTGGCCACCGTTGACGCAGGCCTAAATCAGGTTTAGGATTGCGCGTGTCAGATTTTCCCGCATATAAAACGGTTTCGACCGATTCGCTCGTTCCTTACGCGCGCAACAGCCGCACCCACAGCCCCGCGCAGGTTGACAAAATCGCCGCCAGTATCCGCGAGTTCGGGTTTCTGAATCCGATCATCACGGACGGCGCAAACGGCATTGTGGCAGGTCATGGCCGGGTGTTGGCGGCGCAGAAGCTGGGGTTGGATACGCTGCCAACGATTGACGCGGCGCACCTTAGCGAGGCGCAGCGGCGGGCGTATGTGCTGGCGGATAACCGGCTGGCGTTGGACGCCGGATGGGATAACGACCTGCTCAAGATCGAGTTGCAGGACTTGGAGGCCGAGGGCTTTAATCTGGCGTTGACGGGGTTTAACCTGGACGAGATCGCCGCGCTGACGATGGATGTCACCGATGGGCTGACGGATGAGGACGCGGTACCCGAGGTGCCAGCCGATCCGGCGACCGTGCTGGGCGACGTGTGGATCATGGGGCGGCACCGGATAGTCTGCGGTGATAGCACCGACGCGGATGCGGTGGCTAAGTGCCTCAACGGCGTTAAGCCTCACCTGATGGTCACCGATCCGCCCTATGGGGTGGAGTATGATGCGACGCATCGCCGAGCCTTGCAATCGAAGAATAGCAAGCCCGCTCAAGGCGTAGTGGCCAATGACGACCGAGCCGACTGGTCTGAGGCTTGGGCGCTATTCCCAGGCGAGGTGGCTTACGTTTGGCATTCGGGAACCAAGGCTCGCGAGGTGGCTGATAGCCTCACCGAAAGCGGCTTTGGCATTCGCGCACAGATCATTTGGGCGAAAGCCAAGTTTGTTATTGGGCGAGGCCACTATCACCAGCATCACGAGCCTTGCTGGTATGTCGTCCGCAACAGAACTGGATCAACCGGGCACTGGCAGGGGGACCGCAAGCAGTCGACACTCTGGCAGATAGACCACCGAAAGTCCGAGACCGGCCACAGCACGCAGAAACCCGTCGAGTGCATGAAGCGCCCGATCGAGAACAACAGCAGCGCAGGCCAAGCGGTTTACGAGCCATTTAGCGGATCAGGCACCACGATCATTGCCGGCGAAATGACGGGGCGGTCAATCCACGCTATCGAATTAAGTCCGGCGTATGTGGATATGGCTGTAATTCGCTGGCAGAACTTCACCGGGCAAGAGGCGACGCTTGAAGCCACCGGCCAGACCTTCGCAGAGCTACAGGCCGAGCGGGTAGTGGCATGAGCCGCAAGCCCCACGAGCCAACCGACGCGCTGCGCCAGACCGTGCAACTGCACACAACCGTCGGCACCACTCAAACGACCATCGCGCAAATCCTCGGCATTGATGAAAAGACGCTGCGCAAGCATTACCGCGAGGAACTGGACGTGTCCCGCGCCAAGGCCAACGCGACCATCGGCGGCGCGTTGTTCAACAAGGCCAAGGGCGGGGACACTGCCGCGATGATCTTCTGGATGAAAACGCAGGCCGGGTGGCGTGAGACAAGTGGGCTGGAAATCACCACCGACAGGCCTATCGCGATCAGCTTCAGTCGGCCCAATGATTGATGTTGCGTTAACCCACCCACAGGCTGACTTCGTCGAGGCCAAAGAGCAATTTCCGGCAATGGTGGCGGGTTTTGGGGCCGGGAAGAGCCATGCGGGCATATGGCGCGCCGTGCGCTTGAAACTGCAATACCGCGCGCAGAATGTCGCCTATTACCTGCCAACATATGACCTGGTTACGCGCATGGGAATGCCGCGCTTTTGCGAGATTCTTGATGGCTTGGAGTTGCCATACAAGCCCAACAAGGTTGACAGCACAATCGAGATTTCCGGTTTCGGCTTGATCATCTTTCGCACAATGGACAACCCCGCGCGGATTGTGGCTTATGAAGTTGCCGATAGCATCTGCGACGAGCTAGACACGTTGCCTATCGACAAGGCCCGCGATGTTTGGAACAAGGTTATCGCCCGCAACCGGCAAAAGAAGCCGGATGGCTCCCTGAACACGGTTGGGGTGGCTACTACGCCGGAAGGATTCCGCTTTGTCTATGAGCGATGGAAGAAGAACCCCGGCGCTGGCTATCGGCTGATCAAAGCAACCACGATGAGCAACGCGGCGAACCTGCCCGATGGCTACATCGACAGCTTGCGCGAAACGTATCCGCCCAGCCTGCTTGCGGCTTACCTCGATGGCGAGTTTGTAAACCTGACTAGCGGCTCGGTTTACAGCAACTTCAACCGTGACCAGCATCGCAGCAGCGAAAGAATCGAACGCGGCGAGCCTTTGCACATCGGGATGGACTTCAACGTCTGGAATATGAGCGCGGTGGTGCTTGTCCTGCGCAATGGCCTGCCTCACGCTGTCGAAGAAATGATTGGCTACCGTGACACGCCAGATATGATCCGGGCCATCAAGGAACGCTATCAGGGCCACCATATCAGCATCTACCCTGATGCCAGCGGTGCAGCGCATAAAAGCGTCAATGCTTCCTTGTCTGACATATCGTTGCTGCGGCAAGCGGGCTTCACGGTGCTGGCGAACAGTCGCAACCCTGCCGTCAAGGATAGGGTGATGGCGGTTAACCTGCTGCTAGAAAAAGGCCAGCTTCTGATAAATCATGACCGCTGCCCGACATTAGTCGAAGGCTTGGAGCGTCAGTCCTATAACAAAAGCGGTGAGCCTGATAAGCAAGGTGGCTTCGACCACTTGAATGACGCGATTGGTTACTTCATAGTTTACAAGTTTGGATTGACACGCTCAACCGTGACATTGCACCCGCTATCTGGTATCTAGTGTAGAACGAACTGAGGGCTGTCGATGTCTGTTTCAAACACCCATGAACAATTCAACGAATATCGCTGGCAATGGAGGCGTTGCCGCGATGTTATTGCAGGCAAGGACGCAATCATTCAGTCGGGCCGCTCACGTGAGCGTTATGTAGGTTCGCTGTTCGATCCGGTTTACACAACCGACCTTTATTTGCCTCGCCTGTCGAACCAATCCGATCAGGAATACTTCAGCTATGTTGAGCGGGCGGCGTTTTTTAACGCTACCGGGCGGACGCTTGATGCCATGACGGGACTGATCTTTGGCAAAGACCCAATGTATTCGCTGCCGGGTGCAATTGACCGCTTTGCCGAAGACATCACGCTGACAGGCACAAACCTGCGCGAGTTTTCGGAGCAGGTAGTCGAGGAACAAGTCGCCATCGGGCGCGTGGGTGTTCTTGTCGATTATCCCGACAACGTCCCCGCCGGTTTGAGCGTTGCTGAAATTGAGCGCCTTAACATTCGCCCATTCTTGCGGATGTATAAGGGCGAGAATATTATCAACTGGCGCACCACCAGCATTGGCGGGCGCGATGTGCTCACAATGGTAGTGCTGATGGAAACCGTTTATGAGCCAATTGATGAGTTTTCCAGCAATGACGTGACCGTTTACCGCGTCCTGACGCTGGAGCCTGAGGGCTACCGGGTGCGGGTGTTCAATGAGGAAAACGATGTAGTCAGCGACATCTTCCCGCGCCGCAATGGTGCGCCCCTGTCTTACATCCCGTTCGTCATCCTTGGGGCCAATAGCTGCTCGACCGATGTTCAGAAGCCGCCCTTGCTTGATCTGGTGGACAGCAACCTAGCGCACTACCGCAACAGCGCGGACTATGAGCACGGCCTGCACTTCACGGGCCTGCCGACCCCTTACGTCAGCGGTGTGCAACTTGCCGAAGGGCAGGCTTTGGCGCTTGGCTCAACATCCGCATGGGTGTTCCCTGACCCGGCGGCTAAGGCTGGGTTTCTCGAGTTTACCGGCGACGGCCTCAAGACAATCCGCGAAGCCATGAAAGACAAAGAGCACCGCATGGCTGTGTTGGGTGCACGGATGCTTGCTGACGACAAGCGCACGGCTGAAGCCTTTGGCACAATCGAATTAAAAACTGCGGGCGAGCGTTCGGTGCTTGCAAGCATTTCTCGCGCTGCGTCTGACGGATTGACCCGTTGCCTTAACTGGATGGCGGAATGGGTGGGCGCTGCCCCTGAAGTCAAGTTTGCCCTGAACACCGATTACGGCGCGATGCACATGCAACCCCAAATGCTAACCGCTGTTGTCGGCGCGTACCAAACGGGCGCGCTGCCGCTGTCCGTGCTGTTTGAGAACCTCAAGAAGGGTGAGATTGTTCGCCCGGACATGGACTTTGAGGAATACGAGGCGCAGATCGCGGATGAGGGGCCAAACCTTAGCCTGCCTGCCCCTACAGCGGCCCCTGAGCCTGATGACAGCGCCGCTGGGCTAGTGGCTAACTTGAGGGAGCGTTTTGGCCTCTGATGGCTGACATACGCGACCAAATCGTCACCACACTGATTGAGGGCTTGTCTGCCCTACAGCGCCGTGTTGACGAAGTCGCCGCGTTTAAGGCGGTGGCTGGGCCGAAGGGGGAAGCTGGCGACCAAGGCCCGCCCCCTAGCGATGATGACTTGCGCGCGGCTGCCGAGCGGTGGCTAACTGCCAACATAACTCAACCTGCTGACAGAGAGGATGGCAAAGATGGTTTGGATGGACGGGATGGTGAACGAGGGCCAGCACCCACTGATCAAGAGATTGCGCTTGCAGTCGAAGCGTGGATTGAGATTAACCGCGCAAGCCTGCGAGGCATTGATGGACGCAACGGCCTCAACGGTAATGACGGTGTGGCTGGGCTTCGTGGTGATAGCGGGCCTCGCGGCATTGCTGGTGCTGCTGGTCGTAATGGGGCCGATGGCGTTGGCATCGCTTTTGTTGAACAGCGCGGCGACACGTCTTTCACGATAGTCCTGACAGACGACACAGAGTTTGAAATTGAATTGCCTGAAGCGCCGCGTGGTGTTGGTGGCTTCGGCAACGTTTACGACATCGACGCTTTCTTTAATTCGGTAGCGTTTAATCTGACCCCGCGCCCTATTGAGGGCCGAGGCATTCTGCGTTGGAACCCTGTCGAGCAGACGCTTGATCTCGGCATGGAATACCAAGTCGTTCAGCAGATTGGGCAAGAGACATACGCCCGCGTCGGCAACACCACTGGGGTTACGATTCCGAATGGCACTGTCGTCGGTTTTGTGGGCGCAGCAGATCACGCGTTGCTAGTGGCCCCGTACTTGGCTGACGGAATGCAGCCAACTCTCTACATTCTTGGCATCATGACCCATGACCTGCCGGATAGCGGGCAGCGTGGCTACTGCACAACATGGGGGTTTGTCCGGGAAGTAAATACTAGCGCATTTAGTCCGGGCGATATTCTATATGCTTCGCCAACCGTCGCTGGCGGATTGACAAATATTAAACCATTTGCGCCAAACAATGTTATTCCGGTGGCGACCTGCATTACATCCGATGCCACTTTTGGCATTTTGTTTGTCCGACCGTCCATTCAGCAGATGCAATATTATGGAATTTTTAGTAAAGTAACTGATCAGTCGCCTTTGCTGGCCAACACGGCATATAAAGCCACATTTGACGAAACCGAGGTTAGTAACGGCGTTGTAATTGGCACACCCACTTCGCGAATTGTGGTTCCTCAATCTGGACTTTATCAATTTGCAGCAACCGTTCAGGTAACTAGCGGCAGTTCATCCAAAAAAAATATTTGGGTTTGGTTTAAGAAAAACGGCGAAAACGTGCCGAATACTGCCCGCGTGGTAACTTCCGACATAAATAGCGGCCACATTCAGGTAAGTCTTAATGAGTTTTTCCTGCTTGCGGCCAATGATTATATCGAAGTCGCGTTTGCGTCTGACAGCACAAACATATCGCTAGACAATGTTGCCGCAACTGCATTTG